TCTGATGTTTGGGTTCTGGGGGGTGCTGGCGGTTACTGCCGCCGCGATCTTCGTGCAGATCGGCCACAAGCTTGGAACGGGCCGCTGGATAACCTGGGATCAATAATCCCGCGTTCCCGCCGTTGCTCCACCCGCCCCCAGATAGCCCGCCGGGATTTCCTTATACGGCACCTTGAGCGCCTGACTGGCCCTGCTTGCGCCTTCCGCCTCTTTCAGGAAGTCTCGCAGCTTCCGGCCAAACGGCAGTTTGAGCAGAAGATCGTTCATGGCGTAGGATGTGCCCGAGGGGTTGCCGCCATACTTGGTCTGGCTGGTCACGCGCGCTGAAACATCGGCAAACTGGTCGATGATCTGCTTCTCGCGCTGGGTGAAAAGCTGGCTCATCAACGGGGCGTCCTTTTGCCACGCATTGGTCCAGTTGGTCTTGAAGTTCACGCCCGAGAACTGCTCTACACCGCCAGGTGACGCGCCCTTCCCCGCCGAAGCGAAGCGCATGAATGCCTCCTCGCGAAGCGCATTCCATTCCTGACTGTCTGCGCCGAGCGTGTCGCGCAGCTTCTTCATGTTGGGGACAATGTTTTGCTTACCGGCAGGCCCCATCTTGGCTTGGCCAAGGATGTAGTTTACCGCCGATGTGGGATCGACGGCCAGTTGGCGGGAATCCGTGTCATAGACGCGCAGTGTCAGCTTGCCGACAAGATCGTTACCCTTGAAACGCTGGGCAAACTCCCGGTTCTTGGCAATGGCATCGCGCCACAAGGCAACGGCGGCGTCATCGCCAGACATCAAGGCATTGTCTACAGCCTCGTTCACAAACGCATCAAACTCCCTGAGCGCGTCCTTTGCGGCGACGGCCTCCTGACCGCCGTTTGCGCGCACGTTGCTCATTCGCTGCCGCCACTGAAACAAGCCCTTGATGTTGGCGGGCGTGGCCCCGTCAGGAGCAAGAGCGGCAAGTTGGTCAAGCCCGGATGCAACCCGAGGCACAGCCAGAAGATCATGGTTCTGCTTAACGGCGGTCGCAACACGGTTCACCCCGCTGGCAGCTACATCAGGCTGCACAAACGCCGGAGGGGCATTCCGCGCTGCGTCATAGGCGGCATCAACACCCGCCTTTTGCGTGTCGTACAACTGGTTAAGACGGTTTGAAACCATCTCGCCGCCCTGCCCGCGCTGGACAACCTGCCTTTGCCCGCCCGACATGCCCGATTGAATAGCGTCCAGGTTCTGCCCGATCTGCGCCTGCTGGTCACCAGCAACACCCCTCATGCGCTGGCCTGCCGTCTCGCCATAGGAACCCGCCCGCATGGCTTCCTCAAGCCTCTGGGCCTGCGGGTCCATCGTAAGCTGGCCGCGTGTCTGCTGGATCGGAACCGGGAGGCTCTGGCCCTGAGAGAGGCGAGCGGCGGCGGTATCGTCCATCTTGCCGGTGTAGTTCCGCAGGATGCCCATGAACTCATCCGAGAGGTCATCGGGATTAATCCCGGCCTCGCGCATGGCTTCCTTGGCTTGCGGCGTCAAACCGCCAGCCATGTTGGTCATCTCAGCCCCACGGCTGCGAACCGCCTGGTAAAGCTTTGCCACAGCGGGCGCTGCCAGTTCAAACCCCGCGCCGGTCACACCAGCCATACCGGCGCTCTTACCTATGTCGATAAGGCCCTTCTTGGCCCCGCCTGCGTTAGCCGTGGTATCCAGCGCCACCGAGGTTCCAGCCGCGCCCGCGCCAACACCAAGCGCCCTGCCAAGCCAAGGAGCCAACTTTGCCCCGCCCATCGCTCCGTAGGTGTACGCCACCCCCTGCAAGGCAGCCGGGAGAATATCGGTCTGGGAAAGACCCGGCTTGTTCAGCACGAACTCCTTGCCGTTGTACTTGCCGATGGTGTTGCCCTTGGCGTCCTGCCGGAACTCGATCCCCGGATAATTCTGCTCCATGATCTGGCGGCGCTGGGTGTCATCGCTGGCGGCTGCATAACCAATCCCGCCCCTCAGATTAGCCCCGATAGACGGTGACGGCTCCTGAATGCCCTCCGGCAGGCGGCGGACTTCATCAGTCATCCGGTCAGCGCCCGTCACCATGTTGTAAGCGCCCTTGGCAAAGCCCTTCACGGCAGACCCAGCCTGCTCCAGCAATCCCGGCTCTTTGGGTTGCTTGATTCCAGCAATGTATTCCTGCATGGCGCGGTCGATAACAGCATCGTCGGTGCCATCTGGAAAGTTATGCCTGCTGCCGTCAGGGGCTGTGGCTGTAATCATGGAATCCGCCTCCCGTCTGGGCCGTAGTTGTATTCCTTGCGGTTACCATCGCCACCCTTGCCCTGCGCAACCTTGGCGCGGAACTTGTCATCAAACAGCGGGTTCTTTTCCGCCCAATCCTGCTCGTATGAGATATACCCGCTGTCCAGCCTGCCATTCTCGGCAATGTATTTCTGCTGGAGGCGGGCAATATCCATCTTGCGCTTCTCGGTGCGCCTGCCGATGTCGATGATAAGTTTGTTGCCTTCCCGAGTGTTGAAATAAGACGGCGGAATCTCTTTCAGGAACGCCCGGTCGCCGTCTGAAATCTGGTTTCCACCAAGCTCGTCAACCTTGCCCAGCGTAAACTGATTAGTCATGCTTCGCATGGCCTCTTGGTTGGGCACGTTCTTGTCGTCAAAACCATAATCTTTCAGCGCCGCCCGCACCCCAAGCGATACGGCGGGAATGGGGCCGCTGTCCGCGCTGCTGTTCAAGCGTTCGAACTCGTCATAAAGAGCCAGTTGTGTGGGAGACTTTGACGCTAGCGTCACTGTGTCAGCGTGTCTCTGCGCCCAGAGTTTGGCGTCTTCCTTGGCCCACGCACCCTGTCCGTTGTCAGGAATATTGTTGACGACAGTAGCCGGCTGCTTTGGCGGTAGCGCGCCCACATAACTGCTGATTTCACCCGTGCGCTTGTTCTGCCGATAGATGCCGGGACGGCCATCAACAACCGTCTCGATGTTGTCGAACTCGTCGGGCTTCTGTGAGTTGGGAAGGGCGCGGGGCTGCTCATCCGGCTTCTTCGGGTTCCATGCGTACTGCTGGCCGTCCGACCCGGTGTAGGTCTGATAAATCGGCGTCTCCTGCGGATCAAATGCACTTTTCATCAGGATCGCCGACGCCTGTTCCCGCGTGTCGGGGTTCGCAAGATAGGGTTCAATCATCTGCCGCTGAGCGGGCGTAAGTGAATCAAGCGGGCTTGCGCCGTCCGAGTTCGGCGCGAGAATGCGCGCATACATCTCGGTCTGCGACTGCTGACGGCCCTGATAGTCCTTGGTCAGCTTTTTTTCCTTGTCCTTGGCTACCAGCGCCGAGGCGATCTGGGCGGCAACGCCCGTCAACCCCGCCCCGACACCAAACGGCGTCATCGAGCGGTCGCGCCAGTCCTGTATCTGGCCCTGTTGGGGATCATTCGCCATCTGTTCCTGAAGCGCCTTGGACAGCATCTCGTTTTGCTGTGCCTGGGACATGGGGCGGCGTTGAAGCAGCGCGGCGGACTGAAGGGATGCCGGGTTGTAGAGGAGAAGATTAGCCATCAGCGCACCTTGTCCATGAAGAAGCGAATGACAGATTTAAGGCGGGGCTTGTCAGCGATGAACGCCGCGAACCGCTCACCATAGCGCCCGTAAAGATAACGCAGCCACGCAGGTGCACGGTTGAACAGCCACGCCCTGAACTCAAGCCACGCCGGGTTGCTCTCGCCATATACCTCGCGGGCCACCCAACACCACTTCGTTACGCCGGCAGCGCCCAAGGTTCCAAGAGCGCCCATCTTTCCGGCGTTCTTCTGCGCGTTGGCCTGCATGATGTTGGAATAGGTGCCTTGATAGTCCGGCGCAGCCACGTTGATGGCCGGGGTCTGCACGCTCGGCAGTTGCGGCGTCGGCTGGACCGCCTTCATAAAACCAAGCGTCTCGTTGATCGGGATCGCCCGCTTGTCCGCCGCAATGCCGAACTCCTGCTGCCTGAGCGCGTTCTGCTGCTGCGCCGAGGCCATCGAGTTGTTGAAGTCCTGCTGGGCTGCCTGATTGTAGAACCCGGCGCGGTTCATGTTCTGGTCGAACTGCTGCTGCTGACCCTGGTTGTAGAACTGCCCGCCCGCAAGCGACTGGTCGAATGCGGAGTTTTGCGTGTCATACGCCTGACCGAACCGGGTGTTCTGGGAACTCATTGCCTGATTGAAGTTCTGTCCCGAGGCCGCAAGCTGGTCCGCAAAAAGCTGCTGCTGGGCAGAGTTCGCAAACTGGCCCGACTGGAGGTTCTGACCAAACCTTTGTGCTTGCGCCGCGTTGGCCTGCGTCATGTTGTTGGCGTTCTGGTTGTACTGCTGGGCCTGCGCCTGATTGCCGAACTGAGCCTGTGCCTGGTTCTGGCCAAACTGCTGCGCCTGCGCCCCGAGACCGTACTGAGCCGCCTGAAGCTGCTGGTTGAAGTTCTGGCCCGCCGCCTGATTGCCAAGCTGCGTCTGGGCCATGTTCTGCCCGAACTGCTGGCCCTGTGCGCCCATATTATAGTTCGCAGCCGCCAGCATGGCGTCATTACCGAACTGACCGGACTGAAGCATCTGGGCAAAGCGCTGCTGCTGCGCCTGGTTTTGAAACCCAGCCCCCGTAAGCACATCCTGATTGGTCGCGCCCGTGGCCTGGTTGGCAAACTGGCCCTGCTGCGCCGTCTCTCCGACAATCTGGCCCCTGTTCGCAAGGGACAGCCCGGAAAGCGTGCTCTGCGTATTCAGGCCCGTATTGGCTGCCGCAGCCTGCGCCTGGATGTACGAGGCGTCCCGGTTCTTGTCGAGCTGCGCCATCTGAAACCGCGCAGCCTCGGAATCCATCGGGATACCCTGATCCGCAAGGCGCTGCTCCAACTGGCGGCGCTGTGTCGAGTAAGCCTCGTCAATATTGGCCTTCTGCGCGCCGAACGCGGTCTGCACGGCAGAGTTATAATCCGCCGAGACATTCCCCGAACCGTAGAGCGAGGGAGCGCCCGAGAAATCAAGACCGCGCTGATAGCCCTGCATCGAGGCTGGGCCGCTGTTGATCTGGCCGGCGTCACCGAGAGAGGCCTGCAAGGCAAGGTTCTGATTGATGCCCCCGGAAGGCGCGACAGACCCGGAAGCCTGCTGATACGGGCCAAGGTCCTGATTGATTTGCCCGCCGGCATTGAATCCGCCCTGGATCGGCCCCGCATCCCTCACCCGAGACATGATATTGCCAGCAGGGGCAAGGGACGACTGATAGGAGCCCGCCTGCACGTTCTGGGGATTGGGAACGCCGCCAGCCCCGAAAAGGGCGTCATAGGCGCTGCCAAACCCACCCAAGCCCGTCTGCGCCTGTGTGTTGTTCGGAGTGAACCTCACCGCCGCGTCGGCGGTCGGTGTTGCGCCCATCGCCGGGAGATTGGGGTTGAACGCAGACCCGATGGTTCCAGCAACCCGCCCGATAGCCCCCGTGGTGGCGTTGTTGCCAGCCGTCTGCATGTTCAGGCTGGAATCAATCGCACCCTGAAGCTGCGGAGACGCCTGCTGGTTAACCGACCATTGCCCGTTCGCGTCCTTGGTCCACGAAACCGACCCGTAAGGGTTTGTCTCGTTGTAGCGGTTTAGGCCCGCCGAGAGATTGGCCGCGTCCACGTTGTACTTGAACTGGTCCGCAGCAACCTGCTTGGCCTGCTTTGCCGCCTTCTTGCCGCCGCCACCGCCGCCGATAAGTCCGCCCATTACAACCACCTGCATTCCGTCTTGAGCATTCCGAACAGCAAAGCATCAACCCCGGAGGGGTAGCCCTGCCGCAATGTCCCTTCATGCTGGAATCCAAGTCTTTCCAACATGTCGATACAGGCCGCGTTGTATGGCTGCGTGACCGCAGTTACCCGATTTGCCTTCAGGTTTTCGAACGCAAAGCCAAAGAACACCCTGAGTGTCCTCCGGTGCGCCCACCGCTTTCCTTCAGCGGCTATGTGCATCTCTATTGAGTGCGGCCCCGAGGGGCCAATGAGCCAGTTGGTGTAAACCACCCCGGCTATGGGTTTGCCGTCCATCAAACCAATGGCGGCGCAGTCCCCGAACTCGCACGGCTCCGGCAGCCGTTCCGAAACCCAATCCGCCACCGAGCGGTCAAATACGAACTCAAAACCCGACTTCGTAATGAACATCCGCCCCGGCGTAGATGATATTTTGCTGGGCTATCTGTGTGCCGCCCTGGTCCAGCGCAAAGCGCAGGCTGAACGATGTTCCAAGCGAGCCGTGCGATTCCTGCGGGTTCAGCAGGGCCGTCCCGAAATCAGATGCACTAGCCCTGTCGCCCCACCATTCCACAGAACGCACATTTGAGGACGAGTAGGCCGCATCCTGATAATCAGCAGCCATCGCGACGTGATAATTCACGCTGATGTCGCCATCGCCCATTCTCGGGATGATGCGGCGGATCAGTTTCTTTCGGCCCGGAACTCCAAGGGTGCTGTAAGCCTGTTTGAAATAGGCCGTCAAAGCTGTGCTCGAGGCGTAATCATCCTTGCCGGGAGGGCTGGCGACAGCCGAATTGACCTCGAGTTCATAGGTGGAGGTCGTGTATCCGATAATCATCCGCGACTGCCATATGGCAGCGCAGCCCATCCTCACGCTCCACCGGCACCACGCCCCGGTCGCCGTGTTCATGATGAACTGCTTGCCGGTGTAACTGTTGTTGGTGTCGGGGACGTTGAACACCAGCATCCGCATTGCCGGAAAGTGAACCCCGAACCAGCCCGGATAGGTTTTGGTGTTGAGGTTGACCAGAGACCTCCACGCAGGGCCGATGACGCTGGAGAAATCCGCCCGGCCCCGGAAAATCCCGCCCTCGGCAAACAGCCCCGCCATCGAGACAATGCCGACCTCGGTGATAATCAGCAGATCACCGCCGAACTTCACCGTGCATCTGCGGCCAATCGGCTTGGGGATTTCATAGACACCCACCAAAGACCACGCGGTGGCATCCGAGGGATCGGAACCCTGGTAAACCACCACCTCACCTTCGGAAGTGACGGCGACGAACAGGTCATCGACCCCGTTACCGCCATCCACGGTCCAGGTGGACGTGCATTGCAGGTAACCGCCCTTCTTGCAGATGTAGACCAGATCGAACGACTTGCCCGTCAGGTCGCCGCCTATGGCCGATGTAGCGGTAAACCAGAACTTCAGGCTGTTGCGCTCGCAATAATAGGTCCGGTTCTTGTGTAGCGAGATATGCTCAAGAAACGCATTGCCGCCCGAAGGCCCGTTCGTGATGGTCACGTTCGAGAGGGTGGTTCCATCCCATTGCTGCGGAACCTTGGTGTTGTTGTCGAACGCGACCACCAGAAGAGAATTGACGTTGACCGCCGTTGCTTCCGCCGTGCCCATCGTGGTCGAGGTGGCCGCAGGGAGAGAACCTGATGTAATTCCCGCATACATCCGGCCCGATGTGGTGAACCCTACCAAACTGCCCGACGTGCTGCCCTTGGCGTACTCGAAAAGCGAATGGAAATTTCCCGTCGCACCACCCGCGAAGCTGTCCGCCGCCGCCCGCCTGCGGATGTAGCTTTCCTCGGGGAACATGTCTTCCATCGCCACCGCATAGCGCGGGTCCATCGCCATCAGGTTGTCGCGGGCGTTCAAACCCAGAACAGGCGCGGGCAATTGGAAAACACCCGTCCTGGCCCGCCGCTGCGCTCCACCGGCAGGCACCCGCAACATCAGAATGACCTCGTTATGTAGCTGCCGACAAGTACGCCCTTCAGGCTGCCGCCGCCATCCATCGCCAGCGTCGGCTTGCCGCCATTGGCGTTCATCAGTTCACTCACGCGCCGTTCGTACTCAGCGAACTCCTCCGCGTAATCAAACCCGTTTGCCCGCCTCCAGCGCCACCGGACGCCGAGCGCCATCATGTCCTCGTCCAGTATTCCGGTGTCCGTATCCGCCGCCCACGCGCTTTGAGCCGTCCCTCCAGAGGACTGACACCAGTTGGTCGAGATGTACTCGAACACGATGGAATCCGCCAAAGTGGGTGCCGGGGTGATGTACAGCTTGTTGCCGTAGATTCGCCAACTGTCGGTCGGGTCGGTAATCCCCGTTCCCTTCAGTTCCTGCCATTCCTGCGCGGATAGCGGGCCTTGAATGAACTCGTCCGTGGTCTGGTTCCACATCGTCGCAAAGCGGATGTGCTTCATGCTCATGTCCGCGGCAATGGACGAAAGCGTTCCCTGATCTTCAGCCGCCAGGGCCGAGTGCGTCTCGACCTTCTGCAAGGACTGCCACGGATACCGCAGGGCGAGGTCTTTGCCCTCAAGGTTGGCTATGCCGAACAACTGCTGCACGGTGGGGTTGGTGTTGGCGACAACGTTGCTCGTCACCTCCAGCCCCTCGACCCGCTGGACAGTGTTGATCAGGGTCAGTAGCGTCATGCCGCCGACCTTTTCATCAGCGCCGCCACTTGTGCCCGAAGCTCATCAAGGTCTTTTTGCTGTGCAGCAAGAAGCTCGCCCTTTTCGCGTAGTTCCTCTTGCATCGCCGCATTCTGTTCCGCCAGCCGGGAGCCGTCACCGATGGAATTGAGCCAGTTCCTCGCCAGATCGCGCAGCTTCTTCAGGCCCGGCGTCTTCTCGCACTGTGCGTCCGTTGCCTTGGACAAGTCCTCGACCGAACGGATGTAGATGTTTGCCAGTGTGAGGCGTTCGGCCTCGGTGCAGCCGGACCAGCCCTTCAGGGGCGTTCCATCCGGCGGCGCTTCCTGTCCGGCTTTCCACGCTTCATAACCCGCCTTGATCTGTTCCCAGATGTGCGGGCGGCTGCGGGGCAGCAGGGCCACCTTGTACTCGGTGGATGCGTCCCGCTCGCCCTTGGGGTGCAGGATCACCCAGTCCACGTCCTTGTAGACCGCGTGACCCGCCTCCGCAGAGGCTTCCTCGTCCTTGCCGGGGCGTGCGACGAACTCCGCATAAACGTCCAGCGAAGGGCGCTTGTTCAGGTCTTCAAGCATCGAATACCGCCTTGTAGATGTTGGGGCGAACGGCTTTCAGGCTGGAAACCGGGAACTCGGTCGAGGCCCCGTCCAGCGTGGTCAGCCGCACGAACTCCTTGCCGTCGATCTGCACCAGATCGGCCTCGATACGCGAGCCGTCGATGGTCACCGTTCTGGGCCATTCAGCCGGAACCGCTTCCGGCACTGCTTTTCTGCGAGGCATCAGCGGCTCACCACCATGACCAGATGAATGCGCGGGCTGCCGCCTGCGCCACCGCCCGTTACCGTGAAGTTTACCGCCTGCCCTGCCGTCACCGTGTTGGCAGCCGTCGGGGTGGCGCTGTCGATATCACCAGCGGCAGATGACGCCGTGGCGATGGTCACGACGCCATTGGTTACGGCAGTGACACCGACCGCCGCCGTGATCGTGATATCGGCGGTCGAGACGGCACCGTCGATAACCGTCCAGATTTTGCTGATGGTGCCCGCATGGGGGCAGACAAGGTAATAAACAGCCTCCGCAGAGCCGTCCGCGATATCCAGCGACACCATGTAGTCGTTCGTCACCTTGCCATCGAGGGTGTATGGCCGGTCAATCTCGAACTCAGCCAGCCCCGTGGAAGGCGTGCCCACGGCAGAGGCCCCTAGGGCGTTCATGACCAGATCGCCGGCAACCACCGCGTCATCAACGGAACCAGCCGTAGCGGTCGCGTAAACGGCGGCGTTGTCGGCGTAGCCGGTCAGCGCCTTACCGACCGCCTTGCCCTTGATCTGATACCATCCATACGAGGATGCGACGTTGGCGCTCATGGCGACCGCAACGCGCCCCACGGCGTCAGCCGCCAGCAGAGCCGTGGTCCAGTCGTCCTCGTAATAGGTCACCCAGGAACCAACGGCGGTGGTCGCCGCGCCCTGAAGGTAAATGAACTCTCCCGCCCCATAGGTGGGGTCTACGGCGGATACCACTGTGCCCAGCGTGTGCCGCTGGGTGGTGTCTGCAACAGCGATAGGCTGCGCGCCAGCCAGCGCGGCATTCTGGATCACATAGGCCATTGAATTTCTCCGAAGAGGTTGGGGAGGGCCGAAGCCCTCCCCGTCCCGTTAGTCGTTGGTGGTGATGTCGTCGGTATACGGGCGGTGGATTTCGAACTCCGCGAAACCAGTAGACGGGGTATCGAGAGCCGAAGCGCCCTTCGCCAGATGCACCATGTCGCCATCCACCACGGCGTCGTCAACCGAGCCAGCGGTCGAGGTCGCCCAGACCAGGGCGTTGTCAACGTAGCCGGTGAGGGCCTTGCCGACCGCCTTGCCGCTGATCTGATACCAGCCATACTGGCTAGCCACGTTGGCCGACATCGAGACAGCCACCGGGCCGATGGCGTTCGCCACCAGCAAGGTGGTGCTGAAGTCGTCAGCGTTGTAGGTGACCCACGAGCCAACCGCCGTCGAAGCGACGCCCAGCAGGTAGATGAACTCTCCGGCGCCATACGTCGGGTCGTAAGCCGTGACGATGGTGCCGAGCGGGTGACGCTGGGTGGTGGAGGTGTCCGCGATAGCCTGCGAACCCGCACCAGCCGCGAGAGAAGTAATGACATATGCCATTGTCTTTCCTCCTTAACCGGCGGCGTCGATGAGAACACCCTGACGCGCCCGATTGGAGCAGGTCAGGTTGCCCATCCACAACAACGGCTTCACGATGGCGTCCTGCTGGAGCGGCACCTTGTCCTCAACCACCGTCCAGTTCGCATCCCGGTGGGTCACCAGCTGCATGTAGTCGGTGTTGATGAAGAACATGTGCGTGGCCGGCATACCGGAGGCCAGCGAGTCATAGACCACATCCGCCGACATGAACTTCAGCGAGGTAAAGCCCGTGTCGCCTTCATCGGTCGATGCGAAGCGCTGGAGGTCCGACAGGGCTTCCCAGTAGAGGGTGAAAAGCTCGGTCGAACCCACAATGAGGTCCGTCTTGTCAGCGCCGCGGCAGGTCTTGAGCCACAGGTCCATCATCTCTTTCTTGATGGTGGACTTGCTGACGGTGCTCGCACATTCCTCGAACTGGTTTTTCCACCAGGTATAGGTCGAGGAAACGATGCCGCCGACCGTGCCGGTGCCCGCGTCCTGGATGATGTGCTGGATGCCGCCCACCTGATTGGTCAGCGAGCCAGACGAATACAGGTCTTCCGACATGTTGTTCGCCGCCGTGCGCTTCGCATTCTCGATGCGGGCTTCCAGCAGGTTGATGATACGGGTGTCCGAGCCGCTGTTCTGGCGCAGTTCCCGTCCGCTGATGACGACGTGGATGGCAGCCTGCTTCCAGTCGTACTTAGCCGCCGACAGAACCTCGGACGAGCCGATGTTCAGAACGTCGAGGCCTGAATAGCGTTGATCACTGTTGTTACTCTACTAATTGCCCAGTATTATTAGACAACAGTAGGAGGCAATCATTTCTGTCGCCTTCTCCATATTCCTATGGAGGTCAGAACATATCTTCCCTTTCGGGGGCGGTACATGTTCGTTACACACGCCCGGCAGTTTTGGACACTGCCTGCTTGGCTCGGGGTTACCCTTCCGCACCCTTTCGGGCCGGGCATCGGGCTTTCTCCGAATTCGCCGCCTTCTCAACAACCGCTAGGAACTCGAATGGACTTGGATATCCGATACGTTGCGGGCCTTTTTGACGGTGAAGGCTGGATCACGGTCAATGTCTGGGCTGTGCCAGGCAGGGAATACATCCGATACCAACTGTTTGTTGGCGTCGGCATGTCCCATTACCCGCTTATGAAGGCCATGCAAGACCAGTTTGGCGGACTTCTCCACCGAAACGACAGCGCCGCCAAGCGAAACCCAAATCATAAGATTTGCTATCAGTGGCGGTTATCATCCCGGCCCGCCGTGGGCTTTCTGGAGGCTGTAAGGCCGCACCTGAAAGTCAAGGGCGAGGAGGCCGACTTGGCTATTGTCCTGCAAAAGCACATCACCGCGCATGCTTCCGATTTCAAGTATCGGCCACACATGCGCCCGGAACTGTATGCGTTCCGGCAGAGCATCGTTGATCAGCTTAAATCGTTGAAACAGACCCGCTGGGACGTTCCCAACGGAGGTGACCCTATTCCCAACGCCGCCTAAGCGGCAATCAGGGTCAAGGTGCTATTCTCAGCGTAGTCGAGCGGGATGGCGATTTCCGAGCCGCCGTCGTCGAGCTTGACCTTGCCGCGCTTGGTCAGCCGCTTGTAGAGGGCGTTATTCTCGGAAACGTTGTCGGCGATTTCCCGGCGGTGCTTCCGCAGGGTGGTTGTGACGATTTCGTCAAAGGTCGAATTGGGGGATGCCATTGCAATACCTCACCAAGGGGGTGGTGAGCGCCGCAATCAGCGCATCCGCGCCATCTCGTCCCGCAGCGTGTCCCGCAGCGATCCAGAAGCCTCAGAGGAGGCCATGCCACTTGACCGCACATTCATGGCCGCGACCTGTTTCGCCGCCTTCACCACGTCATTGGCCGGTTTCGGCTTCTGAAGTTCGGCGCGAATGGCAGGGTCTGCCCATGTGGCCTTGTCGTAAGCGTCCTGCAAGTCGGTCGCCAGGGCGTTGCCGTTGGCGTCGGGCTGCAACAGCCTGCCCATCGCCACCTTGACCTGCTCGAAGTAGGGCCGAAGCGGCTGGCCGCTGGCGTCCTTCTCCGAGGCGAACGTCTCGATGGTCGATTGAACCTGCTGTAGAGCCTGCTCCTGCTGTAAACGCTGCTGTTCCTGGATGTACTGGGTCACGCTCTGGACCTGTTGGCTCAGAGGCTGTAACTGGTTGCGAAGCTCGTTAAATGCCGGGTCAACGTACTCGTCGGCCGGCTGTGTGAGTTGCGCGAGGTCCACGTTCAGGGACTGAGCCGCCCATTTGAGGTAGCCGACAGGATCGCGCTGCGAGTAGCCGTACATCCCGAGCAACTGGTCAACGACCTGCGCCGGGGATGCGCCCGCATGGGCGATCAACTGCTGGTTCTTCTCAAAGACTGGACGTATTTCGTCCGAGAAACGGCGGATGTCCGCTATTTCCTGTGTTTTCCGCGTGTAGTCCGCCGTCATCTCTCTTTCACGGCGGGAGAGAAGCTCCTGCACGTTCGGTGGGAGAGTGGCGAAAACTGCGCGGTCTTCCTTTGACCATGACGCTGGGGGCTGGATGCCCTGCGGCTGGTCGGGGATCGGTTCGGGCTGCGCCTGTGGCTGCTCGCCCTGTTTCGGTGCGAAGCGGCCCACCTCGTCGCGGGCGGGGCCGTCCTCGATGACTTCATCCGGTATGTCTGGCGGCGGGGCCTTCGAAAGTTCCGCACGCAGGGTATCGGCCAGACTGGCTCCCTCCTCGGGAGTGTCGTTCTCGATGCTCATGTTAGTCCTTGTTCAGATGTTGCCGGGTTGGGTGTTTGAACTGGTAGTTCGGGCGTTCCGAGGGCTCGACCTCCCTGACCCCGTGGCGCTTCATGTGTTCCTTGCGGGCGTAGCGGCCCTCGATCCATGAGCCGTCCACAGGAGAACGCACGCCGGGAGTGTCCGTGTAGACCATCGGCGCGCACGGCTTCCCGTTCGGGTCGTAATCGGTTACGACCTCGCCATTGACGCGGATGCGGTAGGTCATTGCATCGTCACCGAATCTGGTTTCTCACTGTTTCAACTATGGCGTTCAAAAGCGCGTCATTGTCGTGTTCGGCCATTGTCGTCAGGCCGACATATACGACGCTGATTGCCTTGCCATTTGCCATGATGCGAACGCAATAACCGTCCTCGTTCGTACCAGCCTTCATGGCAAGCGGGCCGATGGAGTGGCCGTCAACGATGCTGCGGAGCCTTTCAAGCCCGCGATCCATCATTGCATCGTCACCGGCTCAGAGCCGACAGGACGGCCATTCTCGTACACGATGCGCTTGGGCGCCGAGATGGCCTGCGCCAGCGCCTGCTGGCCCTGCACAAGCTGGGATAGCACCGCGCCGATGCCCTGCATGAACTGCGCCATCTGCGCCGTCTGCTGCTGCTCCACCCGAATAAGCATCTGCTCCAAGGGGCTTTCCGGCGCCTCCATCTCCTCGCCGTCCTCGCCCACGGGCGCGATCTGCGGCGTGCCCATATGCTCGTAATACATCTTGTCGCGGGCCATCTTCATGTTGGTTTCGGCGTTCTGGCGTTCAAACGCAAACCGCTCGCCGTCCATCTGGCGCTGATAATTCACGCCCTCGGCATCCATGTTGAACCGGGCGTCCTCGCGCTGCTGGGTTTTCTGCACGGTCTGCGATTCCAGCAAAAGCCGCTGCTGCTCGATCTGCACCCGCTGGGCCTCGATCTGGAGCTTCTGCGCCTCGATCTGCGCCTTGCCTTGCAGTTCCTGGCCCTTCAGCGCCAATTCCTGCTGCTTGATCTGACCGTCGATCTGCTCCTTCGTCGGACCCTGCGGAGGCTGCTGCTGGCCCATCTTGTCAATGGCTTCCTCCACCGAGCGGCCCATCTTGAACCGCTGCGCGTAGGATTTGGTCATCTCGACCGCGACTTCCTTGGGAACGCCGCCCGACTGAACCAGCGGCATCATGGTTTGCATCCATGTGCCCATGCCGGCCACGAACTCATTGGCCCGCTGCTGCGCCATCATCAGGTCTTCGGAGATGGTCGAATCCGTCTCGATGTCGATCACGAACGACATCGCCACGTCGTTCCGCAGGATTTGCACCATCTCCGGCGTGACCGGGATACCCGTCATCTGCGTCAGGTTTTCAGGTGTGAACTGCGCCGCGATGATCTCGCACGCCAGCCGGATCAGGTCGCGGGCGAAGCGCTGCACATCCCTCTGGCGCCTGTTCATCCTCTGGGAACCAAACTGCGCCTTGATGTTCTGCGCCGTCGCCGTCTCGTTCGCGTCCGACGAACCGCGCATGATGTCGCTGATACCTGTAATCTCGTAAATCGACTGGATGATGTCAGCCCGACGCTGATACAGCCGCTCTTGCACAGCCGAGAGAACATCAATCGGCCACATCCACACCGCGTCACTGATGGACTTACCCGACATCACCAACGCCGTGGCGTTTTCCATCGGAACAAGGTCGTTCTCGTCCGCCGAGAGGATGCTCGCCAGATCGTTCTTCATAGCCCCGGCGTAACCGCCACGGGCCTTGATGCCCTTGGTCAGCGCCTGGATGCGCTTCGTAACCTCCTCAAGCTCATCGGCCAGCGACTGGTACTGGTGGAACTCCGGCTCCGGCGTCATGTCGTCCGTTGTCTCAACGGAGATTAGCGGCCTAGGCGTGCAGAAAAACTGGTCGAGCTTCAGCGGGTCGTCATCGATCTTCTGCAACAGCCGGTTGTTGCCGTCGATGGCGATGAACAACGTGCTTTTCTTCGACCGGTCCCAGATTTCCCAGATCGTCACCCGCTTGAGGGCGTCAGCGTCCTCGCGGTCCTCAAGGCCCTCGGGCGCGGTATCCATCTTCAAGCCACGCGCCGCGTCACCAAACTGCTTCAGCGCCTCCTCGCGGGTCATGCAGTGGCGAAACGCTTCCCACGTCACCTCGTCGCGATTGCGCCCGTACCCGCACCGATAATCCTCCCAATGCACCGGCTCGAAACACAGCTTCTGGTAGCCCAGTATCTCGTCCTTGACCTCCGGCTCGTACCGCACCCGCACGACACCACGACCCGGCAGCACATAATCCGACACGACCGCGTTCATGCAGGCGTCGAAGTCGTACACGTCCATAATGTACGTCACCGCACGCTCAAGCACCCGCGCCGTGTCCTTGATGACCGGGTTGGGAACGTCTGCCCACCGCTGGCGAATGTCAGGAACCGGCGTCTTTGCGTAGAGCGAGGGCTTCAGCGTCTCGGTGTTGCTGTACAGGATATTGAACGAGGGGGCGCGGTGGTACTTCTCAGTCTCACCGCCGCGCTCGCCCTTGTAGCGCTTGATGACATCCTTGGCCGCACGCCGAAAGCTCTCCTCGCGCTTCGAGGCAAGGCTGATCTCGGTCCGCCAATAGCGAAGCAGGCCCGCTTCCGTCTTCTCGTCGGGCTGGTCGTATTCGCGGGCCTCTTCCATCAGGCGTAACCAACCGTGGCGTAGAGGTCGCCGTTCGGCGTGCCCTGCCCAATCGCCGCCAGATACGTGATGTCAGGACCGATCTCGAAGTCCTGATAGGTCTTGCTGGCGATGGGGTGGCCGTTCGCCGCCTCTGCCGCGACAGTGTTGGCTTTGCCGAACTCGATCCAGCACGTCGCCTGATCGTCGTTGAACACGCGCACCACACGCGAACCCGTATAGGGATTGGTCCCCAGCGCCACGTTCGCCGTGGTCGCAGCGAGGTTGATGCTCACCGTGTTGGCGGCGGCACCGATATGGAATGGAAGGCTCATGCTCTCATCCTCTTACGTGCGGCCAGATGCCGCGCCATGATGTCGCCGTACGTCGGCGCTTTGATAAGCGGTTCGTCTATCTCGGGCCTTGGTTTGACTGCCGCCACCATCTCGCCCAGCATCCGCCCCAGCAGGCTGAGCGTGTCCACTTGGTCGTCGTTCTTGCCGGCGGGGAAGCTCAACAGTTCCCGAATGAACTCATCGACCCAAGGGGCGTTGCGGGGCAGATAGACCTTGCCTGCCGCCATTCGGCCCCTGATGGCCTGCGCCCTGGTCGGCTTGTCGGCGCTGCTCGCAAACGCCTTGCGGAAGCACCACGCTTTTTCCTCGATCTGCCGCCTGTCGATCAGCGAGCCCACAGCCTTGAGTATCTGGCCGTTCTCCTCGGCCCACTCGACCGGCTGCCATTGTCTCAGCAGCCCGATAAACGCCTCCACCCAGACATCAGGCGTTGTCTGTGCCCGCCAACGGTCGAGGATGTAGAGGTCGTCGTGCTCGTTCACGCCCGCAACCAGATGGACAGTGTAGTCCCCGCCACCCTCGGTCACCGCGTAGTCGCTGGCTCCGTACACTCTCAGGCCCGGAGGTGGCTCGTCGTAATACCGTATCCAGTCCTTGAGAAAGAACGTGCCCTCGTCCGGCACCGGATTCTGTTGATAGAGCGCCGACCAGTCACGCGGACCAATCGCCGCCCGTATTCTCTCCAAAGCCTCGACCGGATACCACTCAGGCCATAGCGCCTTGCCATCATCCAGAGCCTTAAGCTCCAGCACTTCCCACTTGTCGCCGCCGCGCCGCATCTCCTCTAGCAGCCGGCCCGCCAGATCGTCCTCATGCCAGCGTGTCTGGATCAGCACCACAGCACCACCCGGCATCAACCGGGTGTAGGCCGTCGATGTGTACCAGTCCCACACCGACTTGCGGATCGTCTCGCTGTCCGCTTCCTGGCGGTCCTTTAGCGGGTCGTCAATCAGCAGGACGTTGGCACCACGCCCGGTAATGGCCGTCCCCACACCGGCAGCCACATAAGCCCCGCCCTGTACCGTGTTCCACCTATCGGCTGCACGGCTGTCATCCGCCAGCGTCGGGCCGAACAGGTTCACGAACTCAGGCGTTTTGACGATGTTGCGGACGGTGCGCCCAAAGTCACTGGCAAGGTCGCTGTTGTAGCTCGCCGCGATGATCGACTTCTCAGGGTTGCGCCCGAGATACCACGCCGGGAAGCGCCTCGATGCCAGTTCCGATTTACCATGCCTCGGTGGCATGAAGATCATGAGCCGGTCGATCTCGCCGCGCTCTACAGCCTCCAGCTTCTCGCATATCTGTCTGTGGTGCGCCGCGCCGATGTACGCGCTGTTGGTGTACTCAGTGAACGCGAGAAGGCTTTTCCTCGCTATCCGCCTTGTCAGAAGCTCCTGTGCGGCTTCCTGCGGCGATGGCTGCAAGCTCCGTGTCTGATAGCTCACGTGCCTCTCTCGTCTGGATTTCGCCCGAATGTTCAACCGCGCTCAGATCGGGCAACGTCTTCTTCAGCAGACCCAATGCAGCGGTTACCTGATGGGGCTGCATTTCCACCTTGCCGTTGATCAAGTCATGCAAGCGGTTAATGATCTGACTGGTTTGGATTTTGGCGCGGGTTGCTTCGTCGTGTTTGGGGTTAAGGCGAACACCGCGCCGCCCATTCTTCAGCACTTACGCCCGCCCTTCTTCTTGCCCATTGTCGTCTCCGTTGAGTTCCCTAATCAGAGCCTCTTGCACGTCTGGTGTCTGGAACCAGAACGGGCCTAGATGTCCATCAACAACAGGACCGCCGCAGCATCGTCGATGCGCCTTTGGTTCAGCGCCGCGATTTGCTGGTCGATCATTCCCAGTTGCGATAGCGCATCCTCCAGGCTTGCCAGAATCGGCAGGAACAACACGCCCGTGTCGCGTTCCACGATTTCCAGGACCGGGGCGACGGCCTGTTCCGGTGACGCGCCATCCAGTTCAGCCTGCCTTGCTTCCTCGATTGCCGCCTGTAGTTCTTCAGCCCGTTTGGCCTTCTCTGACCGGCGGCGGTGGATCTTGCGGAGAACCGCTCGGGCCTGCTCGGGTGAAAGCCAGCCACCCGATACGCTTTCTTCCTCGGCGGCGGTTTCGGCGTCCCAATGGCGCGAATGGTAGAAGTTCGCCTGGAAGTGCCGCGCCGCGAAGTGGCCGGCACCAACACCTGATGCCGGGGCTTGGGATGGGTCTAGATGCCGTGACCTGAAGTGGTTGGCGTCTAGGTGCCGGGGCGAAAGGTGCGCCACTTAGCCCGCCGCGTCGAGTGTGACCGCGCTCCTGTTGCCGTCACTGTCCACAGTGGACACAACCCGGTTCTTGCTATCGTCCGCAGCCCGGAATGTGTTGGTCGTGGTGGCCGCGCCCGTCAGTTTGCCTACCAGCACTGAGAGAGCCAGCTTCTGCGCTTCCTCGAGCGTGTAGCCGTCGATGTCGCCGGCAGCCAGCACAGCGGCACCGATACCGGACTGGATCTCCGTTACCGCGTCGGTAGCAATGGCGTCGGCGTCAATCGCGCCTGTGGCAATGGCTGCCGCCGTGATGGCTCCCGCACCGATGCTGGTCACAGCCGCCCGGTAATCGCCCGCTTCCTCTGGGTAGATCACAGCACACAACGGATTGATCCCCGTGCCGGTGAGCTTGTACGCCACCGTGTCGGCGTTCATCTCCGATGCCGTCAGGTCGATGTAATAAACACCCGTCGAGCCGATCTCGGTTACCTCGTTGGTGCAATCGGCAAATGCAGCACCATCCAGGCTCACCTCGCTATCCGCAGCCGCCAGCGATGACTTGAGCGCGCCGGCCGTGTCGTACACAGGGAACGTCAACCGAAACGCCGTGTTTTTACGCGGGACCGGGATCGCGTCACTGGCTGCCATAACTTACCTCAACATCCAGACACGGTTGGCGACAAACTCGGCGTGATGCTCGGACTTCAGGCCCGCCGTGTGGGCGACTTCATGGGCGAGGATATGCACGCAGTTGGACGCCCGCGACCAGTTCGCATCCTTGCACCGCTCGTCAAGCAGCACGGCATTGCTACCAAGGGCGTATCCGTAATATCGCCCCTCGAATTTCTGGTACTTCACCAGAATATCAGCAGCGCACTTGTGGCCCGGAAACTTGTCCTCGACCACGGCGCACGCCTTGTCGATCACATCCTGCTGCGTCTTGTACGGCGCGTCACAGGCGGTCAGCAGGACACCAACCGCTATCAGGACCACGACGACTAGAACGGGTTTCCAGACGCCAAAGCGCAGCGGGTTCACGATACCTCAATGGGCGCGATAGCCTCGGCGGCGGCTTTTGCGGCTTCAGCCTTTTCCCACGCCACCACTTCCGCCAGGATGTTTCCCAGCGCAGCGGCTCCAAGCTGCTCGACCGCGCCCTGCGGCTCTGCACTGAACCGCGCAACGGCGTGCTGCACGACACGCACCGCATCGGCGTCCGAGAGGCTGTAGGACACAGACAGGGTGCCGACCGTCTGGCCTTCAATCGTTAGGGTTACGTTTGCCATTTCAGCCTCTCATTGCATCGGGAGATGATGCCGGTTCCGGCTGTGCGGCGGTTGCAATCCGCTGGAGCAGTCCGTGCGCCGTGTTTGCCACGGCAGCCGCTTGGTCGCGGCGCTCCTGCAACATCTGGCTCAGAGCCGCCGCCTCTTCCTCGGTGAAACTCACGTTAATCATGGTTCGATTGCTACCTGTTGGGCCGCGCCTGTGTTGAACCGCGCCATCAGCCGGGTTTTGCCTGCGCCATTGTCCTCGGCGTACAGCACGACCTGATTGGCGGAAGGCGCGGAGGGAGCGGTCTGCTCAAGAAAGTTCAGCGCACCGCCGGTTGTCGTTCCCGCGCCGCGCACACCAACGACGCCCGCGCCAACGCGGCTGATAATAGTGTCTGCACCAGCAACGGCGTTTGTGCTGCCTGCCCAGCCAATGTATTTATCGGAAGTCATCATGAAACGAGTGTCGATAAACCAGAAGTCGTTGTTTACAGACGCCGACAAAATCAATCCGTAGTTGGTCGAATCCGTTTTGATCGCACCAACGTTGACGTTGCTATAAAAATACAAATTACTAGTGTTGCCCTGCGACAACGTGACGTTGCCCGAACGGTCCACCTTGAACTGGCTGGTGCCGCCAACCTGAAGATCGAGCAGCAGAGAAGCGGCGGCACTCGCTGTATTGGTTACGTTGAACTTAATGCCGATAAACGTGACCGCGCCCGCGTTCCACGTCT